AATGTCGCCTGCTTGATGATTGGCCAAGCTGGTGTCAAACAGGTGTTCAATCTTTATCCTTGCCCCGATGGGCATTTTCAACCCCTTTAGAAAAATGAGTTTTAATGAAGAACAGAAAAAACTGTTAAAACAAAAAATTAATAAAAAAAATGTCTCTTTCCGTAATGGTGGAGGTGGTCAACAATTAGCTTATGTTGAAAGCTGGCACGTTATACAGGAAGCCAACCGCATTTTTGGTTTTGATGGTTGGTCATCTGAGACTATAGAAACATCTTTAGTTTTTGAAGATCCCAAATGTGTTTCTTATATTGCAAAGGTAAGAATTACTGTTGGTAATAATCTTGTCAGAGAAGGCACAGGAGCAGGGCATGGTCGTATGGGTGGTGTTGGTGATAAACATGAATCAGCTATCAAAGAGGCTGAAAGTGATGCTAGAAAACGTGCATTAATGCAATTTGGAGATTCCTTTGGCCTTTCTTTATACGATAAAGACAAGGCATGGTTAAAAACTGAGGACAGCAAACCAGCTACCACCTCAAGCAATAAACCGATAGAAAGATCTGAAAGTGAGCAGTTCATCAAACAATGTGAAGCCTTTATCAACAACCCT